TTACAGTACCTTCTGGTACGAATCCTTTTGCTTCAAGATTTGCACTACCGTCGTCCTCATCGTCATCACTCATGTGACTGCCTATACCAGAGCAGTACCAGTCAATATAGTCGCCCTTGCCCTGCAGATCTGCAACAATTCCGCCTGCAGAGCGCCAGCTACATGACCAGTATTCGTCCTTGAGGATAGTAATTATGTCACGCTTCTGCCAACGCATGTTGCACAGTGCGGCATAGAGATTCTGTGCATACCCATCACTGCGACATTTTTCAATCACCCAGCGAGTGGTACGCAGATCCCACTCTAGGTTGTTTTCACGCCATTCGGGATTTACTTCAAGTTCTTCTGCACGAGCTTTCCAGTCATCGTAGAACTTGATCATGCGTTGCACTTCTGGGTCGTTGAGAGTCTTGCCCTCTTCAAGGGCTCGTTGGATGTAGCCTTCTTTTTGGAAGGTACCACGATCTGGACTGCTTGCAAGCTCAATCATTCTTCAACTCCGAAATGTTCTTTAATCGCTCGCACACACCCATTGCGGGCAGTTCTAACATCACTCAAGCGACTATCATTGACAATAGCATTACAACATTGCTGAATCAATAACTCGGCGAACTTTTCCTTGTCAAACTCTATATGTTCAATCCCGTGGAATGTCTTACGAATAACAGTAGCCTGTTCAGCAAGTTGTTTAATTCGTTCATGCATAGTATAAGTCCAACATCCATGCTCGCCACGCTTCTGTGTTTGGTTTCATGCTGATAACCTATCCATCATTAGTTCATAGTCTTTAACATTGGCTGCACATCTGATCCAGCCCTGAGCGATTGCCCAGTCTAGTGACTTAGCAACATTGGTAGGTGCACCTGGCATAACCACTATCTCAGCACGAGGATACACAGCCATGCCATCCACAATCATAAAGTCGGGCTCGCCTGCTTGTATAGTGCGAACAATGCTTTTGTGTACTGTGTAGGTCATGCTATAACTGCCTCTGGATATGCGGCACTCAAAAACTCTGCATAGTTCTGTGCCTGTTCGCCAATCTTCACGAGATCATGCTTGCCGCAGAACTTCATGAACTTGATACCAATCTGTGGAATATCCTTGGGCACACTGCCTTCAGCAATAGTTTGTGCAATCTTGATCTTGACATCTGCCGGTTGAGCAGAAAGATCCACCAGTGTTACATTGCGTTCGTAGTCATCTAGCACACGATGTTCTTCGCCATTGTGGTCAACCCAACGTTGCAACATCATGTTGTTCCAAGAATATCCTTTCTTGTCCATGTCAGCAAAGGCTTCCTGTAATCCAACTTTCTTGCTAGAGCCCTTGGTACGCACACCTGGAAATGCAC